GGGAGAGCCTTTCTAGAGGTGTGATCGATTATACGGAGATCACAAAACGTCTACACTTAGAATCTATAGACGAATGTATACAGAAGCGGGGTTCACTTATGGGCCAGATAATTTCTTTTGTTATCTTGTGCATAATTAACCTAGCTACATATATACATACGGTAAAACAACCTCAGAGTGCTTTTGAGGTTTATGGCGAATATCCTGAAACGTTGGAGAAGATGATCAAAAACGCCCCCGTATTAATAAACGGGGACGACATCCTCTTTAGAGCGCCCACCTCTTCTTTTTATGAGAGATGGATGCACAACGCGTCCCTTGCCGGATTCATTCCTTCTGTTGGTAAGAACTACTTTTCACCGCATTTCCATGTGGTGAACAGTCGCCTTACCGTACACGACCGCGTGATACCATATATCAATATGGGTATCGTTCACGGGCGGCAGAAGGGGGAAGCCTCAGACGATCGTCCTAATTCACTTAGACAAAAAATGTGGGCATTACCCAACTATTTTAAAGCTTTGTGGAAGGATTTCACTTCCGATAGTGAAGACATTTGTAAAAGAATGTTAGACTTCGTCTGGCTGAATCGGTGGGACCTTAGGATCTCAAAGTGGTCTAAAACCACGGTTGGCCTTGTTTTACCCTGGAAACTGGGGGGTATGGGAGAAGCGGAGCTAGCCTCGTCCTGGGTGGATAGATCTTTAATTAGGAGATCATCTATCGGGGGCAGGCGGACAAGAACGGATGTTGAGAAGAGTTTATTTTGGGAATACTCTACTGAGATTGATACACAGAATCTATGTAAACAATCAACAGTGAAGTATTCAAAAACTCGTATTGGCAGTAAGTTCGTTTCTTCTCTTATACATGATCATTTTGCTGCTATAGATAGAGCAAATGTCGAAAAGTACTGGGAAAGTTCAGTCACACCAAGTTTAAGGTTAATTAACTTAAACTGGGGATGATAGATCCTTGATAAAAAGAAAGGATTCGGGGCTTTGGTCGAGGCCCGAATGTGTCGACTCCGAGAACTAGCGATAGTTTAAATTGTCACCGTTAGGTGATAACATTGTTAGGTTATCTAGAATAAGATAAACGTTTATCTGGCTAAGGGTAGAACCCATCTCAGATTTAACGCTCCTTCCCGTACTGGTGTACGGTTTCAGAGGGAGTGGCAGTTTATATGTATC